CTCTTGCCTTTCCTACGGCAGTACCGCAACCACCCCATCCGTTCTTCTCCGCCCATCTCAGAGCGGCTTTGGCGTTCTCTGAAGCTGCCTTCGGGTAATCCGTGTACGCCTCTTGCATCCGCCATATTTTGTTCAGTCGTTCAAGCATCTCAGTAATAAATAGCGAATTTACACTTTTGTGTCTGAGCAAAAAAAACCAGTTGGCACTTGGCATTAGTGGCATTAGTGGCATTTCGCAAATCTCTTTGTGCCATTGAAACCAACGCATAGCTAAGTGTTGAAAAAATTGTGGCTCAAAAGCCTTTCGACTCCACCGAGGACACCCCGATGCTCGCCACAACCGTTCAAATATACGAATTAACGAATAGTGTACTTACCAGCGTTCGCCTTCAGCTTCTCCATTGCCACGTACCTCAGCGCATCGAGTGCGTGATTGTTATCGTCTTCTGGTTGGTTGGTAACTTGGTTGGTTTTGTAGTCCCGTTTCCAAGCGTAGTTCCTCAACTCCCGAATGATGTTAACGCTGTCTTGATGTACCATTATCTGTACAGATTTCAGCTTGTCGATGCCTGACCTTACGCTGTCCTGTCCTTTGGCAACGGGTCGGATTCTAAAACCAGCCCTTCGGATTTCCTCGATGCTCTTCGGTTCTGCTGAATCGGCTATGATTTCGTCCGACCTTTGCAATCCGCACTTTTTCGCAATGTCCGCGTTCGTTAACCCTGTTTCGTAAAGTAGTTCACGAACCCACAGCTTACCCTCTTGATAAAGAACCTCTACCAATGCTGTCGGGTCGGCGGTAAACCCGAAATCCAGCCCGTATGCTTTCCACTTGTACCCGGTTGGAAAGTCTTTGGTTTCTTGCCAGTTCTCGTAGATCGCGCCTTCTCTTCTTGACCTTTGCCCAAGTCCGTAGACCTTCCACTTGTATTCGTCTGCTGTGCCTCGTGATACATTGAAAGGTGTCGGCTCGTAGCTGTTAATCTTGTCGCGGATGTGCTGGTCTAAGAATGTATTGTCCAGCATAGTGGAATGAATTAAAACAACATCATCCCGTTTCAAGACGTTATCATAAATCCAATGCTCATCGGTGGAAGGGTTGTAATCGAGAATCCACTTGCCCTTACAACGCTGCTCTAATTGGTCGAAGTCGTCCTTGCTGGTTTCGATTGCCTCGTTGAGCCAAAAGTAATCGGTTTCGATACCGTGTAGCTTCTGACTATCATCAAGCCCGTAGAACTCAAACGTAGAGCCGTGAGCGGAGTAGATTAAATCGGTCTTGTTGAACGCCTCATCTTCCCATACCTCAAGGCTTTGGAGTACTTTCTTGAATGTGTCGAGTACGGTCGGCTTAATCCACGTCCTCCGAAACCTCGCAATTGCAATCCTCTTCGGTTCTTGTAGTCCTGTAAGGTAGACGGCTTGGCAGATGCTCCACGTCTTGGAGGAACGTGAGCCACCTTCCAGCACAATTCCCCGAATGGATTTATCATTAAGGGCTTGCCACAGGTCATCAAATACGCCAGTTCCTTCAATTTTCACGTCAGTTTATTGGTTGACTTTTTGCTCGGTTTCGTCAGTCTAAGGCTCAACATCTTTCGACCTTGCCGATTCTTCCCGTGCCTTGCCGCATACCTGACACTTCTTACCACCTTTCAAGTAGTCCTTTCGCCATACGTGGTTCTTACAGCGTCTCTGTCGCATTAGTCTTACGTTCTCGTCTGCCTTTCGGATGAACTCCTCCGCTTCGTCCCCTTCAAGTGTTGGGATAAACACCGTTACCTTCTGCGTTGAGCAGCTAAGTTTGTGGAAGCCTACTTTATGGCATACCGGGCATTCTGTCATTTCTTCTCAGGTCTGTGTATTACTATCTCCACCTTGTCAGGCTTGCCTCCGTTAACGGTCTGCTCAACCTCCTCTTTCGGCTTGCCGTAAACCCGGTCAAATAACACGTCTAAGATATGAATCGAACCCTTCTCGTAATCGCGTTGCGCTTTCTTCGCTATCAACGCAATCCAAAATGGTAGCTGGTCGTTCTTTGCCAACTCCACCAACTCACTTCTTGACTTGCCGAGTACATTCTTAATGATGTCTTGCACCTGACCCTTCGATAGCTTGACGTTATGCTCATCAAGGAAGTGTTCCTTCAGAAGAGTTTCCACGTTCTTCGGTCTGCCTTTCGGGTTGCCGCTCTGTCCTTTCTTGAAGGGCTTGTTGTTCGGTATTGGGTTGTTATTGCTCACGGCTGTATTTTGGCTGTTATCGGCCTATCAAAGATAGAAATTCTGCACGGGCCTTTTCATCGTCTTTAAATGCCCCCATCATCTTGCTTGTTGATGTCCATGTGTCGTGTTTTTTGACGCCTCTCATGCACATACAAAGATGCTGCGCTTTCATGTGAACTGCCACGCCTTTCGGGTTCAATTCATTCATTAGACGTTCGGCTATCTGAGTTGTTATGCGCTCCTGATTCTGTAACCGATTAGCGTACAGGTCAACCGTTCGGGCCAATTTGCTTAATCCCACAATCTTACCGTTCGGAATATAGGCAATGTCTGCCGTGCCAAAAAACGGAGCGATGTGATGCTCACAAAGTGAGTAGAAGGGTATGTTGGTCTGCACAATCATTTCATCCGTGCCTTCACCGTCAAAAGTGGTAAAATTGAACTCCTTTGGTTCAAGAAATTCACGCATGAATTTTATGTATCGCTTCGGTGTTTCAAGCAGGCCCTCACGGTTGGGGTTCTCGCCTAATTCGGTCAGCACTTGCTTAAAATGCCACTCCGCGCTGTTTATAGGATATTCCATAGCTTATGGTCTTGAATTGACATTCTCCATTTCGGATGTTGCAAACATAGTTCAATGCAATACTTCACGTTCTCATTGTTGATGGTGAACCCGTCAGAATGCGGGCTTATCCAATAATGCTGTGCTGTTACCAATGGCCTTGGAATGTCCTGACCTTTGTGACGTACATAGCGCAATTCTGTCACACCGTGAGGGAAGTTCTTTGCAACTACGTGTTCGGCAACTTTAGGGCTGACACAAACGAAATCCAACGCCTTAGGAACGGGCTTCAATCCGCTTGTTTCAATGGCTTGGTAGTAGCCTGCCTCTTTGAATGTTGCAACGATCTCGTCCGTTAATTGGTCAGCTGGTTCTCCTCCTGTCCACGTGATTTCTTTGCAGGGTGTTTTAGCAAGCCAGCACAGAATGTCATTCACCGTCATGTCCTTTCCGCTTTCAAATTCGGTATCGCATCTGATACCGCTTGCATAGCAGGCATGCTTTGCGCTGCACCCGGTTAGACGGATGAACACGGTCGGCACTCCCTTACGTGCGCCCTCACCCTGCAATGAGTAGAAAATCTCAGCGACTTTCAAAGATTGCGCTGTTTCGTTCGTTTTCATTTACTTCCACTTTTATGACGCGACATCTGCCTGCATCGGTTAATGATAGACGTTCGTTAAATTTATTAAACACCAATTCTGCAATGCTCTCGCAACCCATTCGTTCCATGATATGCACCTTACATAGACCCATCTGCGCCATTTGTTCAAACAAGTCTCTGAATGGGTCATCATGCTCTATCAATGTGGTATGGTCGAACATTTCATCCATCCAATCCTTTAGCCCGTTTCCTTGCGGGGCTGATTTGAAACCCCCGAAATCAACGACCCAGTTCATATCGTCAAGGGTGTCGGCTGTGAACCAAACTTTGAACCTCAGGGCGTACCCGTGCAGCAGTTGACAATGTGAGTGCTGCGCCTTCCATTGACGAAGCGCAATTGAATAGTTGTCGAAGGTTTTAGTGCTTACGTACATACTTTCCCAGTTTGACAAAGATAACCCAATACCAAAAAAGACCGCCAATCATTTTAAGTGCTGTCTGCGACCCCGTAATAACAGGCGTAATGGACCCGAATGCTATTAACTGAAATACCACACTATCGAACACAATAGCAAGCGCATCACTCCCGTTCACCTTTACAAAGTAGCCGCTGTTAATGAAACGCTGATAAAACAGCCCAGCCACTATCTGAGCCGAAATAAAGCCTCCTACCGATGCCATAGCGATGTTTGCTGTGTCTGCATTGATTACGTATGTGATAAGCGAACTGACGGCAACTAAAGACCCAAGTTTTAGAATCAACTCAGTCCCCTTCCACTTCTCATGGAACAGGCAGCGAAGTACAAAGTCAAACGGGATGAGAAAGATGGCCGTAAATATCAGCCCCGTCTTACCGTACCACAGTACGATGAAGTTTGCGAGCGTGAACGCTGCTAAGTAAAGGCTAATCTTGAGGGCCTGCATATTGCTCGTATTTCATCATTTCGCTTTTAATGTTCAAGATGAGTGCGTCGGCTACTGAAGGTGAAATGTGCTGCGTCATTAAATTATAGCACTCTCCCCCAACAAGTTGCTCACCGCTTCTTTCGATAATTCTTGATATTCGTTTGCCATTTATCCACCCGTAACGAACCCCACTCGTGTAGGAACTACTATCGCAACTGGTGCAGAATTTCAAGTGCTGTACCAATTTCATTTCTGTGCATCCGAGTAGGTGAATATCAATGCTTGGCTTCTTGTTCTTAATGTAGTGGGCAATTTTAATGCAGTAATTTTTCTTACCCGCAAAACGCAACTCGGGGACTGATATGGCTATGAAGTCACTATACTCTATAAGCCTATCAAGACCCTTTTGACCGTCTTCAATATGAAAAACATTTATCATTCTGTTTTTACACGCCTTTGATATTCGGTCTCGATATTCCCACGCGCTTTCCACCCCGAAAATCTTTTGCGTGTCCATTTCAACCATCGTGCTTCCTTGGCCGAATGAATTAGTAAAGTCAATCAGCGCATCACAATATGAATTAAGAAACGACTTGTCATGTCTCCCCCCTTGGCTTCCAAACATCAAAGTGAACAGCCCTGAATCCTGAATTGTGTGCCTGCTGTTCTGTATTATGAACTGAGGTATCTCGTTTGGTTTGTTTTTATATTGACACCCAATTAAGGGGTGTTTCGCTTTTTTGAATAGCACCCGCTCCAAAAAAGGGTAAACGGTGTAAAGTGAATAATTAGAGCCAAGGCCCGTTAGGGCGTTGAACTGGTTTACATTTTCAGTGGCCGCAAAATGCACTTTAATGTTTGACTGATTTGGTACTATCATGCCTCAACTCTTGCGCCCCCTGTTTCTTCTTCCCACACCTCGCACCATACCATCCCGTCATCAGCACCGAACTCCATTACTTCGCTTGCAATCATTTCGCAACTCATCGCACCAAATTCGCAGGGCGACCCATACGCCTCAATCAAGTATGATTTCACCTCATCGCGGCATAGGAAGATTTCACGCTCACGGTTCAAATGACTGACCTCATACGCGGCTTTCACTTTGAACGTGTGGCGATGCCTATGAGAAAGGAAACCCACCTCCGCAGGTGCGTCAGGGTAATTATGGAATCCTTCAATTTCAAATGCTACTATGACCGTTCTCATTTCGTTACCAGCTTAAATACAACATCCTCTTTTGAACCCGTATGCTTACCGAATGCCTCGATAAGCGTGTTGTAATCGTCCTCTGTGTATTGGAGATTGATTGAAAACTTACCGCTTTCAGACGGTTGATTATCTTCCTCAAAAAAATCGTCAAGGTTCACGGGTTGATAATTGGGCACATCAACCCCCCAATCGCTCAACTCTTCAGCATCCCAAGTATTCGCCAACTCGTCCCAGTCCCATTCTCCAAAGCCTACGTTGTCAGAAATTATGAATCGCCTTTGTTTTTCTTCTGACCAATCAACTACTTGAACGGGTACCTCTTTCCAGCCAGCTTCTTGCATTGCCTTGAGCCGCATATTACCGCCCAACACTGTCATCTCTTGGTTAACCACTATCGGTCGGACATTAGCCATCTCAGGAAAGTCTCGAAGGCTTTCAACCAGCTTCTTAAACTTCTCGTCCTTGATATATCTCGGATTGTCCGAGTTGGGTCTGACCTTACTTATCGGTAAACTTTCCATTCTTGTAGTTTGAAAGTGCTTGTTGTGGAGTGTCTCCAATTGCTTTCTTGCATGGTTCTCCGTTCCAGTATGCGGTTGCGGCTTCTCTATTGAAGCAGTACCACTTCATTTGGTATGTGTTTTGGGTTATATACAACCCGTAGTTCTCACTTCTTTTCATCCAACCTACGTTTTATTTCGATGGCGACCCCCGCCTTCTCCGCTTCCTTTTTGGTTTCGTAGATACAGTCTCCGTTTCCCCATCTCCATTTTCCGTTAGGGCATTTTCTTGCTGGCATTGGTAAAAGTTTAACAGTGCAACACTCATTAACTGAGGAGTTCTTCCACAAGTGAAACAGACTTTGGCTTTCGGGTCGATGTAACTCCACGCTTCTTGGTAGAGTTTCTGTTCATCTCTTGTTATCCGTCCCGAGTAACGCCCTTGTCCCATCATCGTAATTTGGTCGAGCCTCTCAGCTATAAATAGCAAAACTTCTTTTTTGTCCATCGTTAGAATTTTAGCCCAGTCCGGGTCTTGTTTCAAATACTCGGTTATAGTTCGAACCTCCACATCAATCTTTCAAATAACACACTCAGCAAAGGCACACAAAGAAGTGCCTCAGGGTCGTTGACGCAATAAAGAACCCCGAACCAAAACGACATACACAGCCGACAGTCCAAAGGTTTAAACGAATAACTCTCGTCCATTCCCATCCACTTTTTAATGAGTAGGTCAATCGCGAATACCTCAATCCAAAGGTAAGCGGCAACGCTCGCGGATAATGCGCTCAAGATGTATTGCATAGTAGTTATCTCTAAGTTGTTCAAGTGCTTTGTTTACGGTGTTTCCTATCGACTTGTAGGGTATGTCTACCTTCTTGCCTACCTTTCGGTAGCTGCCCTCCTCCAGCCATAGTTTAAGAACCTCGCGGTCGTACCAATGCAATTCTTCCATAAGGGTTTCCAAAAGCGCGATGTCGTCCTCTTTTTCCCAGTCGTAGTCTTCTCGCTCGTGGTCTACCTTCTTGTGGTTGTGGAGGTCGTAGAGTTTTGAGAAGCTGGAACGCTTGGAGGTAGCCATTGTCATCATCGTCCTCACTACGTAGAACCTCAGATAGCCGCCTTCGTTTATCTGTTGCCACTTCTCTTCAGGCATCTCCAGCAGAAGAAGAACCACCTCTTGGATAAGGTCATCCGGGCAATTGCATAACTTCTGCGCGAGTTCGTGTAGTTCCTCGTCAGATAGTAAGTCTATTGCCGCTTGTTCTTTCACGGGCTTAAATGTAAGGAATTTTATTTCTCTAATTAGTGTGCTATCTCGCACTATTCAAATTCGTTTCATCTCAATTCGCAATTCGCGATGTGCAAAGTGCGTTAAACCGCATTCCTTTTATACCAATCTTCCGCTGTTCGGATGCGCGGGTCTCCTTCTTGTTTGAATCGGTTGGTCTGTTTCGGCGGTTCAGTTACCATCTTCCTTTCCAGTAGGTATTCGTAGGCGTGAATCCACGGAGCAGCGAACGGAAGTTTGCCGTCTCTTTTAATCCATCCGAGTATCAACTCATGTGCTTCTTGCGGAGTGATAGGTTTCTTTTTGTACTCAGGCAACTGGATAGGATTATAACCATGATTCGCTTTGCCTTGCCGTTTGTGTTCCTTGTAAGCGGTAAGCACCTGACCGACCACGTTGACAGACAGATGTTGCCCGAATGTGGAAGGGTCTACTCGTTTCCCGTCCAAGTAGAGTTCGCGTTTGACCGCCATCGTAAAGGCTTCTTTTACCTGTGCCCCCGTGTATCTGTACTCCGAGTTAATGAAGTCCTGTATCATTTTGATGAGACCCATTCCCTGAGGTGAGTTCGGGAAATCTGCGCAGCCTATCAGTTTAGGCAATTCTGTTATTGTTGTTATTAGGTTGTACATCGAAATTAAATTTAGCGTTTGCGGAATCCTCTCCGTAAAGTGTCTTGTGTGTGTTATATGCGTTGACCGTTTCCATGAACTCGCGGGCTTCCTTTTCCTCTTGGGTTTCCAAAGATGAGGATTTGTTTTTTAACTCTTCTGCTATCCATTGGTTCAGTTTCGGCTGCCACTTGTGGATGCGTTGCCCGTTTATCTCCCAGCCTTTGGATTCGTAGTTATCGTGGAATCGCTGGGCAAGGTCTTCAACTGGAAAAGATACCGATGCAATGCCGCGAGTGAATAGGTTATTACATATCTCCTTTTCCACTTCTTCGCGTGTGGGCGTTTTAATTACACTCCCATTAACATTAGCATTAACATTATCATTTACATTAACACTATCAGGTTTTTTGGGTTCTGAAATAACCGACTGGGTTTTTTTGGTTTTCGGTCTACCTCCTTTTGCGCCATTCTCTCGCGCTCTATCAGCCCGTTCCTCGTATTTCACAAGGTCGCGTTTCAAACTCTGCTTTATTGGAATGAAACACATCTTGGTTATCTTGTCAGGTGCTTCGGGATTGAGGTCGTTAACGTATCGAAATAGATGCTTGGCAAGTCTGCCAGCTTCCTCGTCTGTCAACTCTTCAAATGATTCTAACCAGTCGCAATAAGCTACAAAGGATTTCTTGTCTTTCGCCATGATAAAAAGAAAGGAGGTCGGGTTGACAGCCCGAAACAAAGTGAGCCGACAAGGTAGCTGCGACCTCTGTTACTTCCTCCGTTGTGTGATTCGTTTATCATTCCTTGCCATTATCAAACGCTTGTCAGGCGTTCATTAGTAAGTAGCAAAATTAACAATTTGTGCCACTTGGAAATTAAAAAAGTTCAGTTTGCTTAACGTCTTTCTTGCGGATAATTCCGAGAGCGGTTTCGAAGATAGTTCTTCCAGCTTCGTAGTCTACGAGGTTACGGGCTATTTTGTCAGTTCTCTGATGACCTTTATACTTTCTGAAATCGTAATCGTGAAATTCACACCATCTACTAACCTCATCAGAACCCTCCATTATTCCGCTTTTTCTCTCTTTCAAATCGCTCGGTAAGTTGAAGTTCGTCCAATACAAATGTCTACCCCGTTTTTTTGCAAGTATCAAAGGTTCATAAAATGGTATCACATTCTCAACAACATATTTACCATCAAAGTAATTTTCTAAGAATATAATCTCCTCGTACAGTTTTAAGTCTGGATAAACATCAGTTGTCGTGTTGCTTCTTGCAAACCTCGCCCTTGAATGCGTAGGACAAGGCGGTGAAGTCCAAATGAAATCGAACTCTTTGTAATGGTCTAACAAGTATTGGTGAGCATCGGAAACAACCACCGTATCATTCGGAAACCTCTCTTGATACAACTTAGCCAATTCAGGGTCTAATTCAACCGCTGTTACTTGCATATCAATACCAGCTTCTTCAGCTACTTCGTCCCACTTGTAACGGTTGCCACCAAGACAAGCGTATAGATTCAATACTCTAAACTTCTTCATCTCTTTCATATCCAAGTGTCCACATTACAAAATCAAGCACTCTTAGCTTCCAGTTCTCCATAGTTCTCGTGTATTTTGTTGATTAGAAAGTCCTTGTATCTGATGCCCGATTGTATCTGCTTTATTGAATAGAGAACCGTTGCGTGGTCCCGGTTGAATAGCTTTCCAATCTCCATGAGCGTATAACCCAAATGATACAGTTGCTGGTACACTTGATAGATAGCGTATTGACGAGCAATTACATAGTTCCTTTCCCGCGTCTTGCTTGCCATTATGTTGTAAGCTACTCCAGTTGCATCTTCGACTTTCGCTAAGATGTCCCGCACTTCTTTTTGAATGTGCTTGTCGTACCTTACCCCGTTAACCGCATTAACAAGGTGGTCAACCTCCGCTCCGAAATATCCCTTGTGGAGTTCCAATATATCGGTCAACTCCTTTCGCATTTTATCGTTCAATCTCACTTGCATCTGCCACACTTTTACGGGTTCTGAAAAAGCCTTTAAACTCAGGATAGTCTTGCATAAACTTGCGCGAGTAATGAGGTTTGTAATCGTTGTTTATCTTGAACTCATCGCCTACGGTTTCTACTTCCGTGAACCATCTTATTTGGTTGATGATAGACTCCGCGCTGAAGTTGTTGAATCCTCTGCGAATTACTTGGAAGGTGAACCGTTTGAACAGTTCGTAAACTTGCGGATTCTCTGCGTGATACTGGTTGAAATCGTCCTTGCTTTTCATTGTCTGTTTATGTAGTTAATAATTGTTTCTTGTGTTCTAACGCTGACCTTCTCGCCAGCAAAGTAACCGTATACGGTTTGAGTTGACAGCCCCGTGTCTTTGGCTATTCTGTAAGCGGTTATCTTCTTGGCGTTCGCCTCCGCTATCACTTCGTCAATCTTGGGTATTGGAATCATCTTCAATTAAGGTTATTGGTTCTTGTTCTTCTGTCCAGTACTCAATGATAGGCTCATCAAGTGAGTGGTCGATGTAGTACGTGCGCCCGTCTACCTCAACAAAGACGCTCTTCTCGGTGGTTAGTTTGACAATCATAGCTCGACTACTTTATTAGATTCAAGACAGAAATTGCACTCGGTTAAGCTGTACGTGTCAATCACCCGCTCAACAATTGCGACTTGCCTTTTTGTTACGAGTCTATCAACGTATGTAGTGCCTTTACATACACCGAAATAATAGCCACTCCTTTCGTACACCTTGATGATGTCTCCCAATTTTGGAGTTTTTAAGAAATCTACTTTTTTCATTGTTCTTGTTTTATCTCGCGTTACGGATGCGCGACCCCCGTTTTGATTACGCTACAACTTTAAGCGATTGACTTGCGGCTGTTTCTGAAATGCTCATCATTCCAACCATTCTCCAATCTTTAACACCGTTTTCTTTTCCCCAATCATTCAGGGCTTTCATTGATGTTGCTCTAACCTTTGTCCAAGTTCTGCCGATTTTGATTTCAAATACTTTAGTCATGTCTGTTGTTTTTAGTTGTTTTGTTTGTTTGATGCTTCAAATATACAACTATTTTGAATATCCAAAACACTACGGTAAAAAAATATCACTTAGGATGTTTAGGAAGTTTAGGATTCTAAGGATTTGACCTTCTCTTTATACTCTTTGAGCATCTCCTCCAGTTCCCACGTTGCAAACTTTACCGTAGTTAAGCTAAGCTGGTGCATCTCTTCGGCTAACCCTTCGCGTTCTCTGTCCAAGTTCAGCCCGAAGTCGTATTGACGACCTTGTTGCATTACATTACAACCGTAGCATTGCGGTCTGCAGTTGTCTTCGTGCCACCTTGTGGCGTACCTCGCCCGGCTCATAAAGTGTCCGCATTGAATCTTCTTCCATTCGTATGACCTTCCGCAAGTGTAGCACTCACAATAGCCATCAAGATTAACCGCCCTCAACCGAATGTAACGGCTGAAGGCGGCATCTAAATCTTTGACTACCTTAGAACGGGAGGTCGCCATCGTCTACCGTTACGGCTTTGGCAGTTACCTCCGCTTTCAACTTCGGCTCGTAGGTGTCCACGCTTGCGTAGAGTTTACCCTGTGCGCTCTGCTTTACTTGCAGACGAACCTCAAGACCGTGCTTTCCTTCTTTGAGGTACTGGTCATTTTGCTCCAGCCACTTTATCAGCTTGGTCGGGTTGATAACCATGTCTGCCTTGACCCACTCAGGAGCGTTGGTTGATGGTGTGTAGATGTTCAAGCCATCCACAAAAACTACTTTGTTTTCCATTATTTAGAGTTTAAAATGTTACTTGTTTCGTATACGTTTCCAATGATTTCTAATATC